AAAAGACAAGAAAGCGAATAAGCTGGATGGCTTTAAAAAGTATGTTGAGCGAGCATTTTTTGCTAGTGACTGCGAACTCAGAGGCGGACTTCCTTATATCAGTCGCTCTGCTTTTATCGAGCTATTAACGAAAGATAATGTCGGAACTGAGCGCACTATCCAGAATTGGTTGTACCCTGGAAAGGACGGCTCGATGATAAATATGTTGGTTAAAAATGAAATTATTGAGCCTTTTGAGCATGGATTTAAGGTGATAGACGACGATTTTTCTTCATTACTTTTGTTGATTATGCAGTGAAATAGGGCGAAATATTCCCCCTATTAGTTTTCTCTAATATAGTTTTAATCTCACCCTTTTTTTAGAAATATAAAAAAAACCCCCTCAAAAATTAAAATACGACTATAGGGCGCAGACCCCGTAAACACTGGAAACCCCCTCACCCCCTATTTACAAAAACACATAGAGGGGGAAGATTTGACACAGTCACTGCCAAAACCCCCCCCTCCCCCTATATACCTAAAGGTATAGGGGGGGAAGGGGGGAGGCGGTGTAGGCGGTTTGGGTTTGAATATAAATAAATGTTTATTTTAGTTGCTTTTTATTTTTAAAAGATTATAATAGAGTCAAGTTAAAAAAATAAATTTAATAACAACGAGGAAACTAAAATGAAATTATCAAAAAGGTTAAAAGAATTTCTGGATCGTCAGGATGCGGTAGCAGCATTTTTAAGCAACTTGACTACAGATCAAAAAGAGATGGACTTCATTTTGGACGACCCTGAATCCGCGTTTATGTGGGATGCATCAAAAGAAGGAAATGAGTACTGGGAAAGACTAAATGATATGTATTATCTAGAGTTGCACCAAGAGCAACAAATTTCATTCGTAAACAGCATGAAATTCTAGTTAATTAATCGGGTAGGGAAGCCCACCAACCGAGGAAGAGAAGATGAGCATCAAACACGACTATGTACACTTACCCACCTATTCTGAGCGTCTTAAGCTATCTACAAGGCTTTTTAAGCTTTTAGCTAAAGCTAGGCAAGGGTTTTTTATTATCGCTGTAGGAGCATTGATTGTCCTCGGTGAATCAATTGCTGATTCATTGGCTAACTGGATACTGTTATGATTGAATACCCAATTGAATACGGCACACTGGCTGAAAAAATGATTTATATGCTGCATAAGTCTGGACCCATCACAAAAAAAGAGGTTAGTCAGCCAGAATATAAAATATCCAGCATCGGCCAAGTTATTTGTAACCTCACGAGCAAAGGATTAATTATTGATAAAAATGGACTACTAACGCTTAGTGAGTCGGGACTGTCTGAGCTGGTGAGAATTGAAAGCAAGGATATGACTAGCTTTTCACAGAAACGCGTACTGAGTGCGTTTCATGCTGATTCTGAGTTAACGGTTAGAGAAGTGCTGGCAACGATGAAAGTACCTGAGACATCGTCCCGCATCAACACTGTCCGTACTCGGCTTAGAGCGTTGATAGGATTAGGCAAGATTGTTAGAGTCGGGACGGGAGTTCAGAAACGGATTTTATACGCTAAAGCATCGCCTACTGCGGGACGGGTTAGGAGCGACAGTGTTGGAATCCAGTTACGATTATTAGATGAAGAGAGGGGCAGAAAGATTGCGCTACTTAAAGTTTTTCAAACGGCATTGCCAGGTAATCTGACAGCAGAAATAGGCGGGTGCGGAGAAATAGTAATGAGGAGAAAAATTTATGGATAATCGAGACCTGGTATTGACCACTATTTTTGTATTGTTAATGCTATTAATATTCGTACCGCACGATTCTAGAGCATCAGAATCTGGCAGCAAGAATTCATGCCGCCAGAATATCATTGACAGAAAATAAAAGTGGTGATAATATCAAAGGTAATTAACTTCTCCTCGATGTTAATTTAGTGACCCCTCTCTGGCTGGTACGTGACATAACTGTTGCCTACCGGCCTTTTTTTTTAGATATAGCGATGGAAGACAAGGTAGTAGAGATTCATAGATCATTCTTTGATAACCTGAAAGGTGATGACAGTAGACTCGAATGGCTTGAGAAAGAATTGGCGCTACATCAAGCGCAAGTTGACTATTACGCGCGACTACTAGAGAAAGAGAAGAGATTACAAAATGAGTGAAATCAAAAGTGTATTAGCTGAGCGCGGGTCAAGATATGGCGATTTTAAAGATAATGCCCGTGTATCGCAGCATATAAAAGTTGCGATGCAGGATGGTAGGTGGCATGACTTATCAAGCGATAAAAAGGAGGCATTAGAAATGATAGCGCATAAGATGGCGAGAATAATCAACGGCGATCCTGAATACAAAGATTCCTGGACAGATATTATTGGCTATGCAAAGTTGATCGAAGATACTTTAGACGTAAAATAATTCGTATGATAAAATCAAAATCATATGAATGATTTTTTAAGGGCCTCAAATGTTTGACATACCCGCAGCGGTAGAAGCAGCAAGCAGTATGATTGATGGTATTGTCAGCCGTATTTGGCCAGACAAGACACAGATAGATAATAACAAACTGGAAAGATTCAAAACTGAGCTTGCTACTGAGCTGGCGGTAGCACAGGCTCAGAACGACATTAACTTGCAAGAAGCAAAACATGCCAGTATCTTCGTGTCAGGATGGAGACCATTTGTCGGTTGGGGGTGCGGGGTTGGACTGCTTTATATATCAATCATTGAGCCCATCGCGAAGTTCATTGCATTAGTAGGTTTCGGATACGCTGGGGAATTCCCGGTTGTTGACACAGATATAACCCTCCAAGTTTTATTGGGGATGCTAGGACTAGCAGGAATGCGGTCTTTTGAAAAGTCGAAACATGTATCAAGGAATAAATGATGTGCGTACTGGATTATGTTCCTTTCGTCTATTCGAGAGAATCAACAAAAGGGGATTACAGGGTGGATATTAAAGGAATCATACAGGCACTCATTATTGCTGCTGTCACGGGGTTAATGGTCATGTACGGTGCGCAGAAAAGTATTATGGTTGAGCTTGATTCGATCAGGAAGTCAATACATGAGATCAAAGAGAATCAAGACGATTTTAGAAAAGACTTTTATTTGCCAAGACGATCTTAGGAATAACAAATGACTACAATCACATCAGAAACAGCTATTGTTGACTACGAAGAGTACGAAGGTGATACTCTCAAGATGGACTTCACGTGGCAGGATTCCGCAGGCGCATTTATTGACCTGACATCGCATACAGCAAAAATGGAAGTGCGGGCAAAGGCTGGCGATGACGCGGCCTTAGTGACGTTAACAAATTCATTAGGTATAACGCTAGGGAATGCGGCTAGTAATATATTAGCGCAGATAACAGCGTCTCAAACTAGCACTATAGGCAAAGGTAAATTTGTTTATGACATTGAACTAACCGATGGAAATGGCGATGTAAATACTCTGATTGCTGGGAAAATAACCCTTAAAGAATCGGTAACGAAATGAGCATAACAACACTTACGGCAGCTAATCGCGAGACTATCACGATAGGTAGTGAATCGGTTAGTGTTATTACTGCTGGTACGCAAGGGCCACAAGGAATCCAGGGATTGCCCGGCAGTGGTGGAAGTGGGTTTATGTCGCTCAATGCGGGTGAAAACTTAAATGCAACCTTGCCTATAGTCATTGACGGCTTAAACAATGCGTTTTTAGCTGATAACACAAATCCAGCGCACTTAGGGCGAGTCACGGGCGTATCATTAAGCTCAGCACTAATTACGGCAGCTATTTCCGTTGCTCAAATTGGGAAAATAGCAAATAATTCATGGACATGGAGCGCAGGCCCTATTTATGTAGGAGCAGGTGCTTTAACGCAAACTATTCCAGCATCGGGATTTATACAGATAGTTGCTATTGCTCTATCTGCAACAGAAATAATCATCAACGTACAACTACCTATAGCGAGATAACCCAATGACTACAAGTACGACTTATTTAGACCTTGAAAACGGAATTCCAACTCAGCAGTCAGCAACAGTTTCAAGTTCTGGTGCTGGCGATGCTAACAAAATACCCAGACTAGATGCGTCTGGGAGATTAGCACAGAACATGATGCCAACAGGTATTGTTCCAGATACAAAGGATTTTGCTACTCTTGAAACAATTACGTTAGGCAATATTATTAACATTGATGCAACAGGCGTTAGAAAAGCAGACGCAACAGCAGCTAACAAGTTCAAAGGCGTAGGTTTCGTCATTGCTGGGTTTACTCACCCCACAACTGCTACAGTTTATTTTGAGGGCGTTATCACCGGGCTAAGTGGGCTAACCATTGGCGCAGAGTATTACTTAAGTGAGTCTGCGGGTGCAGTCACAGCGGTTGCCCCTTCCACATCAGGTGCAATTGTTCAGAGAATTGGTGTAGCAATTAGCGCAACAGAGCTAAGTTTTGAGCCTGCTCAACCTATTGTTCTAGCATAAGGAAAAGAGATGTCACAGCGCAGGCCATTAGTATTATCAAGCGGGCAGACTGAAGAGCTATCCAGCGTAGACGCATTACTGTCTAATGAGCTAGCGTTGAACACTCTGAACGGAACAGTCACTCTAGCAGCAGAAGACGGGACGGGTAATGTTAATATTATTGTCCCGCGTGGTGATTTAGCTACGTTGGCTAGTCCCACTTTCACTGGTACTGTGTCGGGTGTTTCTAAAGCAATGGTAGGCCTAGCGAACGCAGATAACACAAGCGATATTAATAAGCCTGTGAGTACCGCAACGCAGACAGCCATTGATAATGTTGATGCGCTTCCTCTGCAAACAGGTAATGCAGGAAAGTTCTTAACAACCGATGCGACTAATGCCTCCTGGGCAACACTAGACACAGATGCTAACACCACAACTAAAGCACTGTATGAAAATAACAATACAATTAGTGCTAACTACTCGATAACAGCAGGTAACAATGCCGTATCAGGCGGCCCACTAACAATTAATTCTGGTATAGTTGTATCAGTCCCCTCCGGCAGTAGCTGGACAATAGTTTAAGGATATATATGAGTACAATTAAAGTAAATACATTATTAAATAGCGCAGGTGGGGCGTTTGACTTTGCTGCTGCGGGTGCTGCGCTTCAAGCAACAACATACACAAAGACAGAGACAGATACGGCTATTGCTACTAAAGAACCTGCTGATGCAACTATACTTAAAGATGCTGATATTGGTGTTACTGTATTATCTCCTACGGGTGATGCTTCAGGCTTAACTAACCTACCCTCCTCAGGATTCACATCCTCAACGTTCTTAGATCAAGGCACTCTGTTTAGTGCAGCAACTAACACGCTCACCGTCCCTGATCTTGGGGGGATGGTGAATGGTACATTAGTTGAAGTAGCGGCTACTACTAAAGACATTAATACCGCAGGCAATTGGGACGCGGCTACATACGCTACAGCAGCGAATAGAGCGGGTAAAGATTTCTATGTTTATCTACTTGAAGCGGGTGGTGTTATTCTTAGTAATAACTCAACATTTCCAACGGGGTACACTACAACAAACTCTCGTAAGATAGCGGGGTTTCATTGTCTATGCGTATCGGTAGGGACTATATCGGGACACGCTTTAACTGGCTATCTGACAGGTGATATTCTCCCGCGTTCAGTATGGGATAGATTTAATAGACCTAACTCTGCTCCCGAAGGCATGACATTAAGCAACGATGGTAACTGGATTGGTATTTACTTACCTAGTTATGTAGGCACGCTTCTTAAATCGGTCTATGGTGGAACTATAGCTGACGGTAGTAATGGCTGGCACGGATATAAGTTTGAGCAGTGGTTTGGGGATATTAAGCAGAAGCTAATTAGTCAAGTTGAGTTTGTGACAGCAAGTATTGGTTCTAATCAAGGAACTAACATCTCAGGGTCAGCAGACCCCGTAACAACAGGAGGCCACTCGGATACTGCTGGACGTAGGATAATTTCAGATATTGGTTGTGAAGATATGGCTGGGGCATTATATCAGTGGTCAAGAGATACTGGTGGTGTTTACAGTTCTGGCGCATCTTGGGCAAATGCCTTTGATGCTAATGACTCTGGAGTAGCAGGACAGCATTATAATGCTCCTTATCGTGCGGGACTGGGTGGTACTTGGAATGATGGTGTTTACTGCGGTTCGCGCTTTTCGTTCTGGATTTTTTCTCCTCTCTATCTGAGTTCGGACTTTTCCGCTCGTGCCTGTGCGGAGCCTGCTTCTAATAGATTATAAAGTATTCATTACGATGAATAAGGTGAAGAGGTATCGTGCGAAACTAGGTGGTAATTGGAATAATAGTGTTAAATGCAGTTCACGCTATTCGAAATGGAATAATTCTCCACTCAATCTGAATTCGAACAATTCCACTCGTGCCTGTACGGCTACAGCAGACAATAAACATATACTCCTTGTTGCGGGGCTAAACGGTCTGTTGGCTGACTTCTTCACCCTGTTACGATACTGTAAAAAGTTGATAGCAAAATACACAGCGGCCGCTCCTCTTGGCCTAGTAGGGAAACCGAACGTCCTTGTAGGAGATTCATTATGAAGCGACATGGCAACCTCTGGGATAGGATAACCGACCCAGAGAACCTATATAAGGCTTATCGTAAAGCCCGTAAGGGCAAAGCACAACAGAAGGGCATACTTAGTTTTGAGGAAGATATTGAAGGTAACTTACTAAGCCTTCAGAAACTACTCTGTACAGGAGAATTCAGTACCTCAGAGTATCACTCTAAGACGATACATGAGCCTAAGAAGCGAGAGATATATATCCTACCTTTTTACCCTGATCGAATCATTCAGCATGCTTTGCTTCAGGTTGTTGCTCCGATATGGGATGGCTTAATGATGTATGACTCTTATGCTTGCAGAGAAGGTAAAGGAATGCACGAAGCTAGTAGAAAGACAATGAACCAAGTCAGGAAGTATAAGTATTGCCTGAAGTGTGATATTAGTAAATTCTACCCTTCAATCGACCATACTATTTTAATGCGTATTGTTGAAAAGAAGATTAAGTGTAAACCTACCTTAGTGTTATTAGAAAACATTATTCGCTCCTTTGAGGGTGATAAAAATACACCTATAGGCAACTATACCTCACAGTGGTTTGGCAATCTCTATATGAATGAGCTAGATATGGAACTTAAGCATAAATATAAAGAGAAAACCCTTATTAGATACTGTGATGACTTTGTTATCTTCTCAGACAACAAAGCAGAGCTACATCAACTAAAGAAAAGTATTGAACTGTTTTTAATGGAGAAGTTACAGCTTAAGTTTTCAAGATGGTCAATATCCCCAGTGGTTCAAGGGGTAGACTTCTTGGGATACCGACACTTCCCCGGTAAAATACTGCTGCGTAAAAGTACAGCTAAACGAGTGGCTAAGAGATTAAAGGCACTGCCAGAGCTGCTCAACAAAGGTAAAATATCACTAGAGCAATATAGGTCATCCATTGCTTCAACAGAAGGCTGGATAAAATGGGCTAGTACCTACAATCTAAAAACCAGTTTAAATTTAAACAAACTTAAAGAGGCTTTAATAGCATGAGAAACTTCCCAAACACAATTAATAACAAGCAAGACATTACTAACCTGATGGCTGAATATCCTGTTGAAACTAAAGCCTACCTACAGATAGTCTTAGATACTAAAGACCAATGGCTAATGACCTCTAAGCTTGCTGACGGAGATGTAGGCATTACTGATGCTACTCACAAAGTAGAAGAGCTTACAGATGAGAGCGATGTAGTGTCAGAGCGGTATCAGTACGAATTCATGGAAGACCCGAATGGTGAGCTATATCGCCTAGGGTATTCCAATGCGGCAGAAGTCGAGAGCATCCTAAATTAACTAAAGATGACATTATGAAAACAATACTATTATTAGCACTATCAATAGCAACAGCGCATGCTGACCATGTCAAGGTAGATAACTACGCAACAGGTTCAGGTTTCTTGAATGACATCTCAGAGTCTAAATACTTTTGGGAATACCGCTGTGACAGCGTAGCTGGATTGACAGGTGTTTACTTTACACCCCTAGAAAGTGAGATAGATACTAATCGAGTACACTTACTTGATGAGTGTGCCTTGATGGTTCTGATAGATGAATCATTAGATGCTAAGGGTGTACAAGGTCTAGTAGATACAACACTAGAGCTGACTGACCCCTCACCAGCTGTATACTTTAGACAGTTACCTCCAGTATACTGTGACGGGTTTGCACCACCAATCGTTGGCTGTATAACAGCTGATTAATTTTTAACAACATAGGACATTATTATGAAAGGTTTTATTACATGGCTAGGCATTGCAGTATCACTTATCTATGGCATAGGTGGTTACTTCGCGCAACTCCATGGAATGGATGTCATGATGGGGTTCGTTACTGGCTCAGTAGGTATGCTGGGTATAGGACGTAAAGTAGAGAAAGTTGGTAAAGCTAATATCGAAGAGATAGCTAAAGTTACTGACGCTAAGTAATTATGAACATCTTAGATAGCCATTTTAGCCGTGAAGAAATTTCTTGTAATTGTCAATGTGGCTTTGATACGGTTGATGCTGAGTTACTAGATGTGATGGAAAAAATACGCGATATTATAGGCCCTTATCAGCCTAGTAGTGTATGTCGCTGCATACAACATAATAGAAATGTTGGCTCTAATGACACTTCACAGCATGTAAAAGCTAAAGCCTGTGATGTGCCTACTAAAGACCCAAAGTCTTTATATGAAAAGTTAGATTCAATGTACCCTGGCAAATATGGAATTGGGCTATATGATAGCTTTGTTCATATTGATGTTAGATCGTACAGGGCGAGATGGTGAATGTTTGATGCAACACTTGAAAGCACTGGCGAAACTTACGAGACCTTGAATGGCTAAAGACTATGATAAAGAACGAGTATTATCCGACTGGCGTACTGGTGGCTATACAATAAGAGAATTAGCTGCCAGGCACAGCATAGGAAGGGCTACAGTAGGGGCGATAGTAAAGGGTATAGACAAGGAAAACCGGACAATAGTAGACAATAAAATAACTGCTAATCAGGCGGTTAGAGAATTATCGGACAAAGATGGACAAGCTGTCCGAGAAGTTATTACGCGGATCGAAGAGAAGCGGATAAAAGCAGAAAAGCTTGATGATTATTTAGATAACGCGGCAGGATTAGCCGCTAAGAAAGGCGTTGAAATTTTGAATAACCCAAACTTATCAATGATTGAAATTGAGCAATTTAGCAAAGCGCAAAATAATATCCGTGTTGG